GCCTGCGCGCCGAGGACTTCCACCTTCCGGCCCATCGGCTGCTTTGGGACCTGCTCCTCGAAAAATCCGACGGCAACCAGCCGGTGGAGCCGGTGAGCCTGATGCAAACGCTCCTGGACCGCGGCAAACTGGAAGAAATCGGAGGCGGAGCCACGCTGACCGAACTCATGAATTTCGTCCCGGTGGCGACGCACTGGGAGTATTACAGCGATGTGATTTTGGACAAGGCTGCCCGCCGGCGTGGCATGGACCAGATGAGCATTTTGTGGAAGGCATTCCACGACACCGGCAACGACTGGCGTGGCGTGGTGGCTCAGGCCCAAACCATCATGAGCGATATTCTGGTCGGCCGGCTGAAGCTCAACGCCGTCAGTTACCGCCAGGTGATGCACGAAACAAGCGAGCTGATCGAGCAACGCGTGGAGGCGCAGGGTCGGATCGTCGGCGGCCTCATGACCGGCCTCACCGACGTGGATCGGATGTTCATGGGGCTGTCAAATCCCAGCATCGTCACGATCGCCGGACGGCCCAGCATGGGGAAATCGGTCCTGCTGCAAGGCATCGCCGAGCGTATCGCCTCGGGCTGGGGCGACTTCGAAGAATACGACCAACCAGCCATGCCGGTTCTGTTTATCTCGACGGAAATGAACCGCACGGACCTCGGGATGCGGTCTGTGGCGGCCAGGTCGGGGGTCAACATCAAGCGGATCACCGACGGCCGTGCGAACGCGGAGGAATATATGCAGGTCACCACCGCCATCATGGAGTTGGCCGAGGTCAACCTGCACATCGCATACATGCCGGGCGCGAGTGCGGAGCAAATCGCCAGTCACATCCACGCCTGGAATGCGATGTATCCAGACACCGCGGCTTACGTGATCGACCACATGACGGACGTGGGAGCCGAATGCGTGAAGGACAAGGGCAACCAGGTCGCCATGACCACCATGGCCTGGCAGATCGTCACCGACGCCATCAAACGCGTCAACAAAGTGGGCGTCCTCGGGTGCCAGCTGAGCCGGGAAAACTCGGGCAAACTGCCGGTGCTCAGCGACCTCAAGGGATCGACCAAAATCGAGGAAGTTTCAAGCCACGTCATTTTCATCCATCGGCCCCACTATTACGAACTTCGCAAGGAACACCCGGATCCGGACGTGGATCCTTCGGCCGCCGTTTTGATGATCGCCAAGAACCGCAACGGCCGGTGCGGGCCGATCGGCGCCTGGTTCGATGCCGACATCACGCGCTTCCGCTCGGAGACGCGCCGCCTGTTCTCCTCCAATCCGGAGGACCACCAGCAGAAACAGACTTACCACAACCGCGGATGAGCCGCGGCGGTGAACCAAGAAACCAAAGACCATGCCAACAGACACAAAAACGCTCGGCGACATGAAAATGCCGGTCGGGACATACAAGACCACCAAGCACGGCCAAGACGCCATAAGCAAGCGACACCGCGAGGTCGGAACGGTCCTGCAAATGACATTCGACCAGGGCAACACGCAACTTTTCGTCAAGCTCCACCTTGAAATCCTGAGCCTCGAAATGCAGGCGCTCCTGCGGGCCAATAAACTCATCAAGGAGGGCGACGACGCCATCATGTGCCCGGTGTACGCGCGCGAACGAAACACGTCGGCCGCCGCACCAGCTGCCGAAGAACCTCAGGACGGCCATCCATCCGACGGTCCGTTTTAACCATGCAATCCCATTCCATGCTCATCCTCTCCTCAATCATTGTCGGGCTCATTTTGGCTTACTGGGGTGGGTGGCAAGGATCCACCCTCTACCAGGCCGGCAGCCGTCTCCAAGCAATTCATGAGGCGGACGAGCAGGCCGCGGCCGAATACGAACGCGGCTGCCGCGACGGCTGGACCATGGGTTTTGCCAGCGGCGTCAGCGCCGCCAAGCGCGTCGCGCGCAACAAACAAGTGCTCACCGAACTCGCTGCGCAGCGGTTTGCGGTGGGAGGTGCGCGGCCGAATGAGTAATCTACCAAACCACATGCCATCGTCGGCCGACATTCTAGCCTCGGTGGTGGATGCGCAACAGGAGCATCCAGTGTATCCGCGGCTGCGCATCGAGCTGACCGCCGAGGCCGGCCAGGTGCGGGTGCTGGTGGGTGAACAGGCGCTGGTGATGCCGGCAGACCAGGCGGCTGTGATGCTGGAGGGCCGCGAACGGTCGATCCGACTGGAGGCAGAGGATCCGTTCCGGCATGGGTATGAGCCGCCGTTCTGGGCGGCGGTTGACTGGGCGGTGGCGGAGCTGGTATGCACGCCTGGCAACGAATGCGCGGTGCTGGAAATCCTCATTCAGGGCGGCAACCGAGCAGGCAAGACCGACTACGCGGCCAAGCGGTTTATCGAGGCGCTGGTGCTGAATGACCGCTGGCTCTGCTGGGGATTCCACGCGGACCAGGCTGCCAGCCGGTCGGTGCAACAACGGCGGAGCTGGAACTACATGCCGCAGGAGCACAAGCCAAGCTCGGGCAAATTGCGCAAAACGGTGCGGGCGCGGATGAATTACAACCAGGAAAGCGGCTTTACGGAAAATATGTTCAGCTTGCCCAACGGCGCGGCTGCCCATTACAAATTTTACAGCGCCGACGTGAAGGGACTGGAAGGTGACGAACCGGATTTCTGTTGGTCGGACGAGGAAATCCCGGAGGAATGGGTGGAGGCCATCGGGGTGCGTCTCATCACCAAAGCGGGCAAACGCGGCAACATCATTGCCACCCTTCGCGGTGAGCTGGCCAAGCGGCGCGAAAATCCCGGGCACGTCCTCCCGCGCACGGTACGCACGCAGATGTGGCGCGGGTGCCACCTCATCACGTTCACGCCGATTTCCGGCCTGACGCCGACCGTGCGGCGTTTTGCCAAGGGGGCGGTGCCGGTGGTCACGGTGCCGGCCGAATTGCTCCCGATCCGGGACGCGAATGGCGATGTGATAGGCCACGAACACGTGCCGCGAGTCCTGAAGTGCTCATCACCCGGACGTCTTTGTGTTTATTTTCACACCTACGACAACCTGCATGGGGGCAACTATCAGGGCATGGTGGCCGCAAGTCGCGGCAAAACCACGTCGTGGATCAAATGCCGCGTCTACGGGGTGACGGATGCGGCCAAAGATGGGCGATTTCCTCAGTTTGCGCGCGCCATCCACGTTCGGCCCAAAGGCCCGCTGGCCAAGGATGGGACCTGGTACCACGTCGTTGACCCCTGCAACGGCAGAAATTGGTTCATGATTTGGGCGCTGATTTCCCCACTGGGCCAGGTGCTGGTGGCGCGAGAATGGCCGCAGCCGGCCGACTACGTGGAGGGCGTCGGACCGATGGGGGAATGGTCGGTCCCATCGGTCGGCAAGCGCCTGGACGGCGACCGCGGACCGGCGCAGGCGAGTCTTGGCTGGGGCATCAAACGGTACTGCGCCGAAATCGAGCGGATCGAGCGTGAACTGTACCGACTGCAACACGGCACCGGCCAGGACGGCCGAGTGGAACCGTTCGTGCGCATCATTGACAGCCGGGCCGGTAATACTCCTACTTTGGCCGCCAGCGAAACTCTGACCCTGATCGACCTGCTTGCCAATGAAGGAATGGACTTTGAACCTGCCGGGATGCTGGTGGCTGCCGAAGGGCAGTCGCGACGCAACACGATCAACGAGGGGATCGACCTACTTAACGACTGGCTCAGCTTCGACCTCACCGCGGTCAAGGAACTGCCGGACGGCCGGGTGGAGTGGATCGACGTGTTGAAAGCTCCCAAGCTCTACATTGCTGACTGCTGTGAAAACACGATCAACGCCCTTGAAACTTGGACCGGCCTGGACGGTCCGGAGGGTGCCTGCAAGGATCCGATCGACGTGCTGCGGTATCTGCGCATCAGCGATCCTGTATTTGTCGATTTCAATTCTTATCAACCCACTGGAGGCGGCGGCTACTGATTTATGACGATCACCCAAACAGACGCTCAGAAACGGTTTCCAGTACGCATGCGCCGCGCGCATGTGCTGGAACTTGGCCGATCAATAGGACTTTCAGAGTGGACGGTGCGAAGCATGATCGAGGGCCGCGCGGCTCAGATTAAAGGCATCGTCTACGAAGGCACCTGCCGGCAATACTTTGACAGGGAGCAGGTCATTCAGGCTTTATTCCAACAACCAGCCATGGTATCATGAACGAAACCGCAATCACGAAACAGGCGCCGCGTAGCGAGCTCACCCAGGAGAGCATCGAAGCCATGTTCGTCGAGCTGCGCGCGGCAATCGACGGCGCTCACGAACTCGACTATTTCAGCCGCATGGAGCTCAACCACGATGCCAGGCATTGCTGGTGGCCGGGGCAGACCAAGGACGGACGGAAATGGGCAGAGGGTCGCAAATCGGTGCCAGGGCAGAAACCGAACGACGTTTTCCCCTGGCCTGGCGCAAGTGACGCGCGCGTCCCAATCGTGGAGGAAATCATCACGGAGCACGTCACATTCAAGCGCGTCGCACACCGCCGCGGCCAGACGCGCATCGGGCCCCGCAACCTGAGCCCCGACGACGATCCGCAGGCCAAGGCGGCGCTCTGGGGGCAAACCGCCGAATACTACCAGGACACCGCCCGCGACAACATGAGGGCCGCCACAGCGCAACTCTCAGACATCGCGGAGGAGTATGGCGCCGGCGTTCTGCTCATTACGTGGGCCACTTCGGCCGCGGTGGTGGCCAAGGAGATTGCGGCAGACGACATTTTCCGCCTCGCTGCTCAAGCTGCCATGCAGCGCGCCATGGTCGAAGCCGATGCGGCCGGCCAGGAACTCGGTCCGCAACAGGAGGCGGACATCCTGGCCATGGTCGAGACCAAGATTTCCGAGCTGATCCTCGATCCGGAAATGCAGCCGATCCTGGCCAACGTCCTCATGCAATTCGACCCCGCCATGCAGCCGGCCGAGGCCAAACGCGTGGCCGCCCGGCTTAAACTGGGCGAGCCGGTCCGCTACTACGCCGCCGAACCACGGCCAGGCCTGCCAGAGTGGAGGGCCATGACGCCATTCATTGACTGCTGGTTTCCCGCCACCACCACGCGCATCAAGGATGCGCCGTGGGTGGCGCTATCGGAATGGCTCAGCGAAGTCCAGCTTCGCGAACGGATCGAAACCGAGGGCTATGATCCAAAGTGGGTAGAGCTGGTGTTGGAGAAGCCGGGCCGGGCGCTCAGCTTTGAGGAGGATTACCGGCTGGCAAAACATACGTGGAT